AATAACTTATCGACTTCATTTTCTACACCACTCGACTGTATACCCAAATCATCTATTTTACCAGTAAGGTTCTCTATTGTTGCTGCTGCTTTATCACTTTGTATTGCTATTTTACCAAGTGAATAATCCAAATCATTGGTTAATCCGATTGCACGCGTTACAGACCTGATTGCTTTATTTGTTCCAACTACCAGCTTTTCCATTTGAGAGCTGAAACCACTCACATTTAACATTTCATTGAATGCAGGCATTTCATCACCTCCCTTTCGATTTTATTTTTGCTGCTTCTTTCCTTTTTTCTTCACTCCGTACTATTATACTGCCATAGATAAATGCTTTCTCTTTCAGCGGCATCTGTTCCAGTACGGAGGGAAGAAGATGGAGTTTATGCAGGGCATAATGTGCCAGTACAAACTCGCTGTCACCCTGCTTTATTCGTTTTTTACTTCTTCAATGTCCTCATTAATATCATCCTCCAGCCCGGAAAGGCGCTGAACTTCCTGGGAAAGTCTTCCATATTCGCCCACATAGAGCATCTTGCAAAGAAGGTTCTGCGGGCCGATTACGCCATATCCCTTTTGCAGTTCAGCATTATTCAAATCAGGAAATGCAATGCCTGCTATGGCGAGATCCAGCGTATAACCCACACGGTCAAATTCCTGTTCGCCTCTTTTATTTCTCTTGGTATGTTTCTTAATGATGGCCTTATTCTCTTCCTGGGTTACAGGACGGATCTTCCAGGGAACCGGCTTCCCATTCTCCATGAATCTTTCAGATATTACCACTTCCTTTTCCCCTACTTCCACGGGATTTAAAAATGCACTTAAACTACTGATATTGCTCATACTGTATCCTCACTTTTCTTCCTAATTATTACAATCATCCCGCCTACTCCCGTAAGCGGAATCATTGTAAATATTCAATTGGTCCCCTTATCTTAAATTTTCCGGAAGCACATAGCTTTCCAGATCATCAATATCGTCAAAGGTAAAATCCACATCTGTAGTACTTAAATCCTCACTGCTGTCATCCAGTGTTGCCACCGGTACCTTGGCCAGGATTACATTTCTCATTACCACTGTTCTCCTGCCAATCGTAGAGGATTCATCCTCATTGGTGGTCTGGATGGAAATCTGAGGTGTTTTTCCAGTCTTGATATATCCCTGGTAAACAGCAAGTGCCGCAGGACTGACATTGTAAATCGTCATGCTGCCTTTCCCTTCCGCACCGGCAACCTTATGCTGTTTCATCCGCTGGCCTAAAAGCTTTTTGGCCAGTACTGTAAATTCAATACTGCTTTCAATTTTGGAAAGTTCAAAGAAATAGCGGTTCTGCCCATCCATTGTTATATAGGCGCTTCCTTCATTTCCGGTTACCAGATCTGCAATTTTTGTATGATTTGCCATGACGTCTCCTCCTTATGATAAATTCACCGTAATGTATATTTTTTCAATACTGTCAACAGGCTGTACTGCTACGGTTACCAGTACCGCATCCGAATCCTTCCCGGCTTCCACGATTACATCAGCTGCATCGTAATTCTGTATTGCGCCCATACCCTGCAGCGTAGAAAAGTAATCCAGCAGAGAACCCTTTAAAAGTGCCCGTCCATCGTCATTGTTGCTGATTTTTCCAATATAGCTGCTTTCATAAATACTGGTGATATCGTTTGCAATACTGTCCGTTGTGCGGATTACGCGGTTCTTTCTGAAAAAGCTTCCTTTTTCAGAAGTGAAGGTGGTCAGTGAGTTGATATCATATACCACTGTCACATTCTGTGCCTGATCCGCTTTAAAAATGAACTGACCTGATAAAATTGCAGTTTCCATCTGGGTTTTTGTCATTCTTGGAATTACATCAATTGCACCTTCATAAGCTGCGCCTGTATTGGAGACAACAAAGCCGGCACCGGCTGCTGCACCGGCTGCCCATGCAGTGGTTTCTGCCGCTGTCAGTTCGGTGTTGTCCGACAGAACGATACCTTGCACCACATTCAGTATTCCTTCTGAATCCCCGCTGTAATTGGCAAGCACTGCCTGGCACTTAATTCCTTCTTCTTCCCGCATCGTCTTGATAAAAGACGCAATTACAGTCTTATTTGTGTCTTTTTCATCACCATCATACGGATAACACAGTACATTGAACGATACTGTCCTAAGCTTCACAAGTGCATCTTCCACATGCTCCTGTGTATGATTTTCTGGCAGCTTATAAACCAGCACTTTTTTTGCTTTTTTCAGTGCTTCCACAGCCAGCTTTTTATCTGTACTGACAGCATTTCTCAGCCATTCATTTTCCAATGCGGTAACAGTATAAATATCGTTGACATTGCCTGTACTCACTTCCTGCAATATTACTACGGTCCCACGGTCACCCGGGGTTATTGACAGCGGTTCATTTGTTCTGATGTTGATATAGGCACCCGGTAAAATTTTATTTTGTGATTCCCATGTTCCTGCCATATTAATCCTCCTTAATCCTTTCTCTATGTATGATGGACTGCATGTCCGGATCACTCCCAGAGACACATTCCCGGCAGTCCACCTCAAATTTATAATGCAGCACATCATCCTCTATGGTTATATCCCGTTTTTTAATCTTAAAATCCTTAATACAAAAACCCCGGTTCATCTCTTGTGTCATCTGCCAGCATTCTTCTCTGGCTTGTACCACACTTTCCGGAAAATACATGATATCCAGACTGATGCTGTTTTTTAACCGGCCGTTTATTCCTTTTGAAAATTTCCAGTTATTCATGCTGATCAGGAAGGAAGGATTCTCAGGGTTCTGCGGGCGTTTTTCCTGATATATGCTGCAGTCCCTTACCGCCTTCAACCCAGCAGCAATATTTTCATAGACCTTACTTATCATTCTTTTTCTATATTACCTCCATATGCTTTGTAATCTACCTTACGCTTTGTCTGAAACAAATAAGGTGCTGTCATTTTCCACTGTGCAGCCAACTCATCCATGCCTATGGGTCTGCCCTTTTCATCAAAAGAAAATTGAGTAATGCCGCCCTGCCTGTATATAATATAATCCGCGTCCAACGCGCCTCTCTCTTTTAAACTCTCTTTCAGTGCATACTCTTTCTTAAGATGCAAAACAGCAGCTTCCAGTTCCTTTATTGTTTCATTCGCAGCATTCAGTTTCATCACCTTATTGTTGAAATCCTTCTTGGGAACAGCATGTTTGGGAAACTCTGCTGCAATTACCTTCAGGATGGCTTCTACATCTGGTTTTCCATCTTCCATTACAGCTGATTTTTCCAGTATTATTTTTATCCACTCCATTTGCGCTCCTCCATAGATGTTTATTCCCGTTCTCCGGGTATTTGAATTCTTCCAGTTATTCTCATGGCGAGTCGTTACCGTTCTTTAATGCCTGCGGAAAAAGGCAGGATATAATCTTTATTATTTGTATACACAGGATCTTGTCCAGGTCTGTATGAGCCGTTCGTCTCTTATCTGTATAGCAAGCAAACGGCACACACAACGGATAAATTGTCCGAACCCAAGCCGGAATTCTGTCTCCTGACTCTTTGACTTAATTTCCAGCATCAACTTCCAGGCTTCCTGCGGATACTGACTGGTATTGTCCGGATTCCCGGATTGCCATAGAAAATCCATATCCCCTTTTCTGGTTATATTGTTATAAAAAGGAAAGAAAGGAACCTCGCCGGCTTCATGCTCAAATTCATTGGTTCTGCCATTAATGTCAAAGCCGTCAATAACCTTGAATATTTCATATGGCTTCAGAGCGCTTTCCAATGGCTTCCCTGCTTCTGCAGCATATACCTGACAGAATCTGTCATCCCAATATTCATAAACCTCCACCGGACCACCATCCTCTGTAATATCCGGATAATGACGTATCACTCCGGCCAGCGTCCTTAACAATGATTTACTCCATATGGGAATCATTTGCTCTGAAGGGATAACTGCATACTGGTATCCCTTCTCCATATCCGGCCAAAGATGAAGCCAGCCTGCCGCAGTATGTGATGCCTGAATACTTAACTCCTTACAAACTCGTTCAAACTTATCTCCCAGGAAAACGGATATCCTTTCATTCGCCGCCGCACTGCCCAAATCAAAGACCGGATGAATATCAAATAAATAGGAGGCTTTCAGGTAAACCAACAGTTCATTGGAAAAATAAGGATTTCCCGATTGATTGATATCACATTTGTGTCTTTCTTCTGGCTTCTTCAGAAACTCTTGATTTTCCTGCTTGTATTTTATAATTAATGCCTTCACTGCTTCCTCACTCATAATTGTATCTCTCCAATCCATTAATGCGTAACAGTTCCGCCTGGTGGCTAAACAGTTACAATGATGCACATATCATTTTGATTTCGCAAGGTCAACTACGTTGAACATGATAATGGATGGCTGAACTGTTACGTTAATGCTGCTATCTATATAACCGTTCAGTTTCAAATATCACAGCGTTCAATATGTTGAACTTCTGTGGTAAAAAGTTGGTTCCTAAATCCGCAAATGCAAAACAATATACTTACTGTTACATAGTATTTTAAAAGTCATTTTTAATAATTTCATACTATAATCATTATGTCATGCCGTTCAATTCATTGAACTTTTTATTATAATATCACAGTATATTGAAATAGTCAATACATAAGTTTTGTTTTTTTAACAAATGTTTTTTTTGTTGAACTAACTGCCTTTATATGGTATAATAGCAGCAGCGAGTCAGGCACGAAGCATTTGGCGAGTGCATTATAATCATGAACGAAGTGAGGTAAGGCTGAAATGAATAAAGAAAGTACAGCAAACAGATTAAGATACCTTATGGAAGCAAACAATTTGCGGCAGATTGATATTCTGAACAAAACAATGCCCTATTGCCGCAAGTATAACGTAAAAATGAATAAATCCGACTTAAGCCAATATGTATCCGGTAAAGCAGAACCAAACCAGGAAAAATTATTTGTTTTGAGTTCTGCCTTAAATGTAAGCGAAGCATGGCTGATGGGCTTCGATGTCCCTATGGCACGAATATCCGAAAAAAATCCGGCTCCTAAAATACTTGAATATTATAATAACTTGAATAATCTGGGCAAAAAAGAAGCCACAAAACGAGTGGAAGAATTGACATATTATCCAAAATACGCGGCACAATATGTAAATGCGGCGCATATCAGAACAGATATAGAAATCACCGGGGAATTACTTAAGCATGACGAAAATATTATGGATGATGAAAATTTCTGATTTAAGTCCGTTTTATGTCTCTTTATTTTTGGTAATATACCTCGGTATACAATATCGTGGTATCAAGACATCATTACATAGAGGTGATACATATGACATATGACGATTTATTGATCGAAGCTGATTCAAACAGCTTGATAACAAAAGAAAAACCTCTGCTGGCCCATAATGGAAGGATAAAGGGTGACAGGATTGCAATAAGGCAAGACTTAACCGAAACCGAGAAAAAATGTACGCTGGCAGAAGAATTAGCCCATTATTATGTAAATAGTGGTGATCTGTCAAATATGGATAAAACCGAAAACAGAAAACAAGAATAC